GTCGCTCTGCACCGTTGAGACCGATGATCTCAAATACATAATGCCCTCTTCTGATAAAAGTACGATTTTCAATTAAATCAAATACTTTATCCAAATATTTTACTGAACATGAGTCATGTCCATGAGATGTAAAAACAGTTTTCATTTTGATTTTCCCTTTGTTGTGCGACATTGCACTGCTAAGGGCAAAGCCCTTAACGCTGAAATGTTAGTCTGCTGATACCGCCTTACGTGCAAAATACTCTGTCACGAATTGAGGGGCTTGGATTTCTTGAGCGAGGGCAACAGTTGCCCAATACTCGTCTTGTGTCATACTGCCTGTGGTCTTGTGTTCCATGCGAGTGAGCGCATTCAAAATGTGAAAGAGGTTTTCGTCTGACATGATTTTCCTTTGTTGTGTTTAAACTAATTGCCTTGCCTATCTACAACGTGACTGTATCACTATTGGTTGACAGGATAATATTAATATTACATCTTTACATATCTTTACATTAAATAGGCAATTCAAAGCCTTATATATTAGAGGACGGCCTGCACTGCGTTTGTGTATCTAAGTATTCATTTTGAGTTTAAGCATATAGTGTGCCAAGGCCAAATAACTTAACATAATCAGACCGATTTAAACGGCCTACAATCGATTTTCAGGGTCTCAGGCTACCTTACCCTTGGAAAATATTTTTAAGCGATCCTGAGCGATCCTAATGGATTTAAGAAACCAAAGTATTACAGGCCATTTTAGAGAACTATAAGTTTAAAATTTAAGGCTTTTCAAGGAAAATTGAGTACTAATACTGTAATGTGCATAAAGCTGGGTGTAATCAGTGGATAAGTGATACTGTATAGAAAACCTGTTGATAACATCCTGTGGATAACTTGAAGTTATGCACACTTGTGGATAAGCTGTTGACAAGAACGACACTGTAATTACAATCAGGGGTAGTCAGTGTTGCAGGCAATTATCACAGGGAGTGTTTAAACATGGGTAGAACTACATCGGAAGAGTACTTGGCAAAGCTTGAAGAACTTGAGTCGAGCGATGAGATTTTGGATGCGGGGGAGATGAGCGAAGCTGAACGGCTGGCCATGCTCGCAGACAAACCAAGGATAAGAATAGACGGGCAAGTAGTAGGATCAATGCATAAAAGAGAACGGCCATTGACGGCCTCTCAGATAGCATTCAGTAACTGCCTTATCAGAGGGGCGACTCTCAAAGTCGCATACAGAGAGGCCTACCCAAATTCAAAGGCTAATGATGCATGTGTGATGTCCAATGCGTCCAAGCTTGCAAAGGATATCAGAATCAAGAGACTGGTCAATGATGGGGTTGAAGAGACCATCGAGCACTTGAGTGAGGATGTTGCAGGAACTAAGCGATATGTGTTGAAGCAGTTATTGGCACATAGTAAAGAGGCCAAACAGGAAGGCACGAAACTAAAAGCACTTGAATTGCTCGGCAAGTCTGTCGGACTCTTCATTGACAAGACCCAAGCAGAGATCAAGCAGTCCACGCCTGACGAACTCAAGCGAGAGTTGGCCACACACTTAAAGCTACTCAACAACGTGCGCCCTCTGCCTGCTACGGTCATCAAGGCCGTGTAAACGCATGGCGGTGTAAACAGGTGTGATGTGTAAACGGGTGTGGCGCTGACCCACTATACCCCGACCCCCATCCCTAGCCAGCGACCACCCCGCCAGCCTGTACGCTCTAATCCCAACAAACAAATACCCCACCCCCTCAAATAGAACGTTCTCATCCCAAAACCAATTCCTAAACAGGGGGGTATATATATTTTTCAAAAAAGGCTTGTGAACGTTCTGTAATACGTTTAAACTACTGATTGTTTAAACAGGAGCAAAGCGATGATGAGCATAAAATGCGAGGATTTATGACTGAGAAGGATCAGCTTATATTGGACTTTATTAAAGCTTACATTAAGTTGCATGGTGTAGCGCCGTCTTATTCTGTGATAGCCCGTGGGGTGAATAAGCAGTCTAAATCCAACATACATAGGGTTGTGCATAAATTGATAGACGAAGGCAAGATAGCCATGAAACCTCATAAGGCAAGAAGTATTAGGGTGACGGACAGATCTGTAAGAGCCGTGGCTGCTTTATGACATTGCTGACCAAGCAAGAAATAGCCGATTACCTATCCATAGTGGATAGGGTAGATGAGAATGAGCAAAACAAGATTAGGCAGTTGTTGGAATATGACAGGGTAGAGAGATGTAAGGAGTCTTTTATCTTCTTTGCTTCTCAGATGTGGCCTGTGTTTATATCGGGTAAACATCATCAGATCATGGCTGATGCTTTTGAGCGTGTAGCCGCCGGAAGTCTTAAGAGGTTGATTATCAATATGCCTCCAAGGCATACCAAGTCTGAGTTTGCCTCATTTCTTCTTCCTTCATGGTTTCTGGGTAAGTTTCCGGAGAAGAAGATCATTCAGACAGCTCACACCGCAGAACTAGCCGTAGGCTTTGGACGGAAAGTTAGGAACCTTGTTTCATCGGATGTTTATGGAAGAGTATTTGACACGAAGCTATCGTCAGATAGTAAAGCTGCTGGACGATGGAACACTCACTTGGGTGGTGATTACTTTGCTATCGGTGTTGGCGGCGCTGTTACAGGTAAAGGGGCTGATCTTTTAATCATAGATGATCCTCATTCGGAGCAGGAAGCCAAGCAAGGTAACCCTGCGGTCTTTGATCAGGTATATGAGTGGTATACATCTGGCCCTCGGCAGCGTTTACAGCCGGGGGGAGCCATCATTATTGTGATGACAAGGTGGTCTAAGAGGGATTTGACAGGTCAAATCCTTAAGAATCAGGTAAAAGAGGGCGTAGATCAGTGGGAAATCATTGATTTTCCGGCTATTTTGCCATCAGGAACTCCTCTTTGGCCAGGGTTTTGGTCTAAAGAAGCATTAGAAAGCCTTAAATCTGAACTTCCAGTGTCTAAATGGGAAGCGCAGTATCAACAGAACCCAACCTCAGAAGAGGGTGCAATCATTAAGCGGGATATGTGGAAGATATGGCCTGATGAAGTTCCTCCAGCTTGCGATTATTTGATCCAAAGCTGGGACACGGCCTTTGAAAAGAACAATAGGGCTGACTATTCAGCATGTACAACGTGGGGAGTGTTCTATCATCCCAACGCCCAAGGCGTTTCCAAGGCCAACATCATCATGTTGGATGCTTTTAAGGAGAGGATGGAGTTCCCAGATCTTAAGAAGAAGGCTCTTGAAATGTTTAAACAGTGGAACCCAGATACCTTGATTGTTGAAAAAAAGGCCGCAGGAGCGCCGTTAATCTATGAATTAAGAAAGATGGGCATACCGCTTTCTGAGTATACACCGAGCAAAGGAAGCGATAAGATAGCACGTGTAAACGCAATATCCGACTTGTTTGCATCCGGCGCAGTATGGTGTCCAGACACAAGATGGGCTGATGAGGTCATGGAAGAACTAGCCGCATTCCCCAATGGAGACCATGATGACTTGGTTGACTCAAGTTCTCAAGCTTTGTTGCGTTTCAGACAAGGAGGGTTTATCACCATCGACTCAGATGAGGAAGATGAGCCTATCTACCACAGACGTAAATTGGAGTATTACTAATGACTATCGACAAAGCTTTATATTCACAAGGCATCGCCGCAGAACCGGATTTAGAGATTGAGATTGACAATCCAGACGCAGTTTCTATCGATACAGGGGATGTAGAGATAACCCTAGAAGCTGGGCAGGACTTGGGTGGGGATTTTTACCAAAACTTAGCCGAAGTTCTAGATGATAGGACTTTGTCTTCCATTGGTTCAGAGCTTATCGCTCTGGTAGATGCAGACATCAATAGCCGTTCAGAATGGGCTGAGTCTTATGTCAAGGGCTTAGAGGTACTGGGTCTTAAGTATGAAGAGCGTACTGAGCCTTGGAATGGAGCCTGCGGGGTTTATTCAACAGTTCTAACCGAAGCTGCTATTAGATTCCAAGCCGAGTCTATTATGGAGTCATTCCCTGCGGCCGGGCCTGTTAAGACTGAAATCTTTGGAACATCCACCAAGGAAAAGGAAACCGCAGCAAGTCGTGTTGAAGAAGACATGAACTACAAGATTACCGAGAAAATGCCGGAATACAGACCGGAACATGAGCGGATGTTATTTGGTTTAGGGTTGGCCGGGTCTGGGTTTAAGAAGGTTTATGATGATCCTGTACTGGGTAGAGGAACCTCTATCTATGTCACCGCAGAAGACATCATTGTCCCATACGGCGCTTCAAGTCTCAGGACTTGCGAGCGTGTTACCCATGTCATGAGAAAAACCAAGAATGAACTTAGGAAGCTACAAGCCACGGGTTTCTACCGAGATGTTGACCTTGGCGAGCCTGTCAATATCATGTCCGATATTGAAAAGAAGAAAGCCAACCAGCAAGGCTACAAAGCTCTTGATGATGATCGCTATCAGTTCCTTGAGATCTGCACGGACTGGGACATCGATGGATTAGAAGAGCTGGATGATGAGGGAGAGCCATCAGGCATCGCAGTTCCTTATGTCATTACCATAGATCGTGGTACAGGTAAGGTTTTATCCATTTACCGCAACTGGGAGGAAGATGATGATAAGAAACTCAGCCGCCAGCATTTTGTTGATTATTGCTATATCCCAGGTTTTGGCTTTTATGGCTTGGGTCTTATTCATATTATTGGTGGTTATGCTAGGGCTGGCACTTCTCTTATTCGTCAATTGGTTGACTCAGGAACATTGTCCAATTTGCCCGGCGGACTTAAGACCCGTGGCGCAAGAATCAAGGGTGATGACACCCCAATCGCTCCCGGCGAATTTAGAGATGTGGATGTTCCCAGCGGAGCGATTAAAGACAATATCATGCCGCTACCATATAAGGAGCCGTCTGGGACCTTGTTGACTCTGTTAAATCAGATCACCGATGAAGGCCGTAGATTGGGTTCCATAGGAGATCTTCAGATCTCCGATATGTCGGCCAACGCCCCAGTGGGTACAACCTTGGCTCTTTTAGAGCGTACCCTCAAGACCATGTCTGCCGTGCAGGCCCGTGTTCATTACTCAATGAAGCAAGAGTTCAAGCTCTTGAAGAACATCATTGCCGAGTATGCACCCAGCAAGGAGGAGTTTGATCCCGAAAAAGGCGATCATTTTGCCAGCCGGGAAGATTATGACATGGTGGATGTAG